AATATTAATCGGATGGCCGCCAATATTCGGAATTCAAATTTTGAATGGAAGTCTACCTATTTACACATATGCCATTGGGGGACATCATATATAATGCCCCCCATTCCACCGTTCCCCTGGAGTTTTGAGTGTCCCCCGATCCAAAACGACAGCCAATATGCCAAGAGCCGGTCGTTTTCAAATTAATGCCAAAAATTATTTCATAACCTATCCCCGATGCTCATTAACAAAAGAAGAGGCCCTTTCCCAATTACAAGCCCTTTCGTACCCGACGATTATCAAATTCATTAGGGTTTGCAGAGAACTACATCAGGATGGGGTGCCTCATCTCCATGTTCTCATCCAATTCGAAGGCAAGTTCCAATGTACCAACCCGAGATTCTTCGATCTCATTTCCCCATCCCGATCAACACATTTCCATCCGAACATTCAGGGAGCTAAATCATCGTCCGATGTCAAAGCTTACATTGAAAAGGGAGGGGAATTTCTTGACGCTGGACTTTTCCAAGTCGATGCCAGAAGTGCAAGGGGGGAGGGCCAACATTTAGCTCAGGTATATGCAGACGCGTTGAATGCTTCGTCTAAATCCGAGGCTCTTCAAATTATTAAAGAAAAAGATCCAAAGTCCTTTTTTTTACAGTTCCATAACATATCTGCTAACGCAGATAGAATCTTCCAGGCTCCGCCACAAACTTACGTTAGTCCGTTCTTATCATCATCTTTTACACAAGTCCCAGAAGACATAGAGGTATGGGTATCCGAAAATATATGCAGTCCCGCTGCGCGGCCATGGAGACCGATCAGTATTGTTCTAGAAGGTGATAGCCGAACCGGCAAAACAATGTGGGCTCGTTCACTGGGACCCCATAATTATCTTTGTGGACACCTGGATCTGTCTCCCAAGGTATATTCAAACGACGCATGGTACAACGTCATTGATGACGTCGACCCCCACTACCTCAAACACTTCAAAGAATTCATGGGGGCCCAAAGGGACTGGCAAAGCAATACAAAATACGGGAAGCCAATTCAAATTAAAGGCGGCATTCCCACTATCTTCCTCTGCAATCCAGGACCAACATCATCATATAAAGAGTTTCTGGACGAGGAAAAGAACCAATCCCTTAAAGCCTGGGCTTTAAAGAATGCCACCTTCATCGCCCTCCACGAGCCATTGTTCTCAAGTGCCCATCAAAGTCCAACACCGCACAGCGAAGACCAGGGCCGTCAGACGTAGGCGGGTAGACCTCGAATGCGGCTGCTCGTTCTATCTCCATATCGACTGCATCAACCATGGATTCTCGCACAGGGGAACTCATCACTGCGCCTCAAGCAAGGAATGGCGTTTTTACCTGGGACATAACAAATCCCCTCTATTTCGAAATCACCGACCACGACAAGAGGCCAGGGAACATGAACCACGACATCATCACACTCCAGATACGGTTCAACCACAACCTTCGGAAGGCATTGGGGATTCACAAGTGTTTTCTCAACTTCAAGGTCTGGACGACCTTACGGCCTCAGACTGGTCGTTTCTTAAGAGTATTTAGATATCAAGTGCTCAAGTATTTAGATATGATAGGCGTTATTTCCATTAACACTGTCCTTCAAGCTGTTGATCATGTTGTGTACGATGTATTACTAAACACACTCCAAGTTACGGAGCAACATGCAATAAAATTCAACCTTTATTAATTTGTCACTGCATCATAAAAATAGATGCGTATTTTCAGCGTAGCATACACAGGATTCGAGGCATGTGTACATGCCATATACAATAACAACGCATTCTCTGTGTGATTCTCATACTTCCCTGCCTCCTGATGATTATATGTCACGTGATGATTCAGCTTGTAAAACCTTTTCACCAACGCCTGCTCCTTCATGCCAGATGGACCACCAACAACAGTGGCATGAAATTTCCTCAACACCTGAAACCTATCCCTCAAATCGTTCTTAATTGTTGCAGTACTGGGCTCATTATCAAACATGTTAAATATCTGCCCAAAGTCTTGGGGCGCATTGCCATACGGCCTTCTATCCCTAAGCAGGTAAAACATCACATTATTAGTGTGATTCTGCTTCTTAATATTTTCATCCATCCAGATCTTACCAAGAATGTAAATGGACTTGATACAAAACCTCTTTCCGACCCTGTGTGTCAGCCCAGGCCCACGCGTCACATCACTAATCACCTTACAGATACCAAGGTGCTTCACATCATCCCTCTGCTCAAAAGACTGGACCTTACATGGGCCTTCACAGCCCTTAGGGACATCTGGGCTTCGATACATTCTGTACATCTTGGGTTTCCGATACATGGGCCTGTTGGCCCATATTTTGCTTCTGGTGACGCGGACAGTGGGGGCAACAACACGGTTCGTGTATGGGCTGTCGAAGTTCAGCCTCCTCCGCACCTTGGATACGGGTGTTGAGATTATTATATCTCCTGGTCGCTTCGACATAATTCTTACACCGTAGAACCCCTATTAGATCCCGTATATACTCAGCCCCGACAGTACCGCGATCGTATTCCTGTTCCAAATGTAACAGGTATTTAACAGCAAGCATAGAACGGAAACCGTGAACGGTTTCGGGAAAATCGTTCACCAATGGATCCCACATGTTAACGCGCTCTACTACTTCGCGACGAAGTCTATAAAGACAAACAACAAATATCTAGAATTTCACGCGTGAATATGACTGGCCGACCAAAACAAGTGCGCAGGGACCACTTTCTTTCACGGGCGCGGTCATTGTGGGGTCCACCTGCTTTTTCGGGCGCGGCCATCCGGT